ATTTAAAAGATGAAACAAAATATTTATCTGAAATTGAAACAATACAAGATAAATTACCATCTGTTTTAGATGATTTTAAAAAATATTATGTTTTCTACAATAAAAATCCAACATACACTGAGTATCAAACTATTTTAGAAAATTTAAAAAGTGACTTGAATTCGATGAATTCTGAATTATTTAAAATATCAAATAACGTAGAACAAAATATAAAGTCTATCAGTAAAAACTTTAATGAATTAAACAAGTTAATTCAAAAAGAAAAAGCTACAAACCATAGATTAATGTCTATGTATAAGGGTGTTAATCAAAGTTTTACTGGATCAAAATTAATGATTCACGAATACAAACAAATTTACAATCAAAAATTTATGAATAATTGTTTTATTTTAATTGGAATTATAGTAAATGGTATTGTACTAGCCAAAATTTTCGCAAGTAAAGGAAATACTAGTGTAAAAATACCCACATCTAAATAATTTTTATTTTTTTTGTATAGGATTGTCTACTTGTCCAGTTTTATAATGCGTATATTTATAACTATATTTAATATTTAGTAGTTTTGAAAATAGTTAAGTTAAAAATAAAATATTCACTAAAATTATAAAATGCCTTGTTCTTGCAAAGTCTCGGCCTCTCCTTGCGGTTGCGGTACCATTGCCAAATCTGTTAAACCTGCTAAAGCTTCTCAGTCTGAGAGTAATACTCTTCCTGAAAAAGATTGTAAAGATGGTTTTCCTATTGATAAATATTCTTCGTATATACGTGGTGTAAATAAAACGGAATTACTTTATAGTCTATGGAATTCATATCAAAATACTATTGGAGCAAAATTTACACAACAACAAGATATTATTGGAGCACCGGTTACACCTGATGTAAAAGGTCCTGCTAATATTTTCGTAATAAGACACGGAGAAAAAAATCCTGTAGGTGAACCTAATTATTCATTAAATCAAAATGGAATATATCGTTCTTGCGAGTTAATGAATTTTGTTAATAAATTAGCTAGAGATGGAACCCCTATTTCATATATTGTTACATGTAATTCTTGTCCATATGACAAACCAGATCCGTCAATGAGACCTATTCACACAGTCAGTATGGTGTCATTTATGTTGAATATTCCTATATTTATTTTCGGAAGCTCTTTAGATTTTGCGGCAGTTGTTAAAAATTTATTTAATTCAGGAATATTTGATGGTTTGAATGTCTTAATATGTTGGGAACATACAGCAATACAAAGGTTGTGTTTAAATTTATTAGACGGGGCAGGTAAAAAAAATCGTTTACCTAATAAATGCAAAACTGGTGATGAATTTTTTAAAATTAAAAATCCGTGCCCTCAAGGCAACTATAAATGTAATGATAAAACTAGTCCATATTATCCACCGGAACCAGGAACCGTTCCAGGAGTTGGAGCTAATACTCAATATTATCCTTATTGGAACACAAATGATTTTGATAGTGTATTTTGGTTAAAAAGTAATCCAAAAAATTATATTTTTGACTTTAAAATATTTGAACAGTCACAGCCGACATGTTTTTCTAGTTGCAACTTACATGTTGGTTTATATCAGCCTCTACTTCCTAACTGTGACATAGAATACGTTTATATTAATGAAGACGCATGTGATTTACCTCCTTCTTCATGGAAAACAACATAATCGAATAATATATATATACGTAAATAATTTTTATAAAAACTTATATATAATAATGAGTAAACGAGATATTCTCGTTATTTTTGATATTGATGAAACATTAATTCAATTTATTAATAAAAACGCCTATCATTACTGGCAAGAAATCACACCCGAACAAAAAGAAATAATAGATAAAAATTTACAATACGTAGATTTAGGCGAAACAAAAAAACAAGTTATTTTTTTTAGACCTGGATTAAGAGAATTTTTAGAAATGGCGCGAGATTCTGGAAGAATTAAAGTAGCAATATGGACTTATTCAGAAAGAGAATATGCTAGTGCTATTGCAAAGTTAATTTGCGATAAATTTGGACTATCACAAGATACATTTATTTTTAAATATGGTAATGAAGACATTGAAGATGATGATATGCCAAAATCTTTAAAACAAATATGGGATAATCCAAAATATAAAAATAGATTTAACAAATTCAATACTTTTTTAGTAGATGATCGTTATGGAAACTTGTGTCATAAAATAAATGTACATAATAGTATACTTGTTCAAGCATTTGCTCCTTTTGGTGAAACAAAACAACGAGAAGCATTAACACGAGAATTATTAGAAAAAGCTATACACGATAATGTATTGTATGAACTAACAAATATCACGAATAATTTAATTAGAGATATTGATGGTTGTGAAGATGAAGAAATTAATGAAGCATTCAAAACAGAGGCAATATTTGCACCGAAATGTATTGAACGAAAAAGACTGGATAGTTATGTTAAGACGTATGATGATAATATTGAATTATGTACCATTGGCGATACCGAGCATGCTGCTAGCGACTTTAAAGGAGGTAAATATAAATACAGAGCAAAACAAAGAACGAAGCGTAGAACTATGTATAGAAATAAGCATAAGAGTAAAAAAACTTATAAACAAATCAAACGTAAAAAAGTTACAAGAAAATACAAAAAAAATAAAAAAACTGCAAAATTATATATTTAGAAAAAGTGTAATAAGAATATAAATAGATAGAAGTTATATTATAAGATTTTTATTATAATATAAATTAAAATGCTTAGTTTCAATTTTAATAAATATATTATAAGTAAAGATTTAAGAGACTATATAAAAAAAACAAATGATATTGCTTTTAATAAACTAAGAGAAAAATATAATAAAAATATTATTAGTTATAAAATAAGTAACATGAACAAAGAACATCCAAGTGATTATGAGTTCAATTTTTGTGATTTAAGTGAAAATTGTGATTGTGACGAATGTAATGAATATAAAAATAGAATAAAAAAAAGTAAAAATGATGATGATAAAAAAATTATCAATTATCAGGGTAATAAGTATGTTTCTTTTTTTTTAATGGTTATAGGAGGGGGAACATTTATTTCAATTTCTCTATTATGTTACAATAGTTACATTAAAAAATAATTATACTTGTTTTTTATACATGTAATATATAATATATTAAATATATAAATGTCTAATGCAAGTCAAAATAATTCAAATATATTACATTTAGAAAGTTTAATCAAACAATATGATACGCTTTTAATACAATACACACAAGTTCAAACGGATTATATAAACTATTTAAAAATAAGTGTTACAAAAAGTCAAACTACAACGACCACTCCAAATTTAGTAGCCATCAAAGGAAGTACATTTTGGGGAAACTCTGCAATTTCAAGTAGTAATGTCCAAAGTGTTGGACAATGTACTGCAGTATGTAGTGCTACATCAGGTTGTACTGGTGCAACTTACAGCACAAATAGTGGTACGCAAAACAATTGTTTTTTACGAGGTGGTGATGGAGATATTATAGCAGGTACAAATAATCAATATGCAATTGTTCCTAAAAATAAAGAATATTTGAATACAATGCAAAATTTAAATTCACAGTTATTACAAATAAATAGTGAAATCATGCAAATAATTCAAACTAATAAAAATAGTCCTTCAACAGAAAACAATGATGAAACCCAAAGATACGAATTGTTACAAAAAAATCTTAAAGAGTTGGAAGGAGAGAGAGAAAAAATATTAAGTGACTTGTCACAGTTTCAGTCATTAGATGAAATACAAATGCAAAGTACTTTGACTGTGAATAAAAATTATTATAGTTTTGTCTTGTTGTTATTTTTAGTATTGATTTGTATATTTTTTGTAAGTAAAATTGTTTTAACTTCTGATAGCGAAAAGTCGGAAGCAAACATGAACATATTTGTAATCATTTTTTCAATTTTTGTAATTACAATTATATGTTTTATGTTAGTAGCATTTGTTCAAAAACGGCAAATTAATTTCTTTTAATTTGCATTTTTCATATTATTTTATTTATTTATATAAATGGATACAATAATAGATAATTTATTTAATTTAGATATACTCAATAAAACAAATATTATTAATAGTAGTAATAATGACACAAATAAAAGAATTAAAAATTCGATTGCTTATACAAAACACAAGTACTCTAAAGAAACGCCAAATCCTGCATTAGAACAAGGTTATAAATTTAAACAATATCAAAGTAAAATTACTACTACTGTCGATAATAAAAATAATAGCTTTATGAAAATAAACAAGAATAGTAACCAGTATAATAACCAGTATAATAAAAACTACAAAGAAGGATATACTAATAATGGTAGTGTAGCACAACAATCGCAAGCATTATTAAACACAATTAAAAAAAGTACATCACCAGATCAGAAAGAACGTCTTGCAAAGTTACAACAAGAATATGATGAAACATTGAAACAATATACTGATTTAACTAATAAAATTTCACAAAGCTTTACAGAGTATAGTGATCGCACAGGTTCAAGTAATCCATATTTGAATAAGTTTATAAGATTTACCACTGGACAAATATGCTATGTTACAAATAAAGGTGTTGCAAAATATATACCAACTACTGACGTTTTAAATAGTATATCTGGAGTAAATGGTTGTCCGAGCGCTTCGTCATCAAGTTATGTTGATATTAATATGTCTTGGTCGAGTAACTATAATATTCCAGGTACTCAACTACCTACTACTCCACCATTAATTATGGGTACAAATATGAATATGAATGAAAGTTGTGGAAATGAAGGCACTAATGTTTTTGTAAACACACTGCTCTCTAATTCGAGTGCATCTTATGTTGGATGTTTTCAAGACAATGCTACAAGTCCAGCAATGACATTTATTGGCGGTGCTCCAAATGCAAGCGGAGCTGCAAATGGCACATATAGTTATTCTCAATGTCAAGACTCCGCTATTTTAGATGGTTATCAGTACTTTGCTTTACAAAATGTAGACACTGCAACTGGATTAGGTTATTGTGCTGTTAGTAATAGTGAAACAACCGCTACACAATATGGAAATGCCTATGTTCCTACTGGAGAATCAACTATATGGTCGTCCAGTACAAGTGGACAAACTGGAAACAGTGCTATTTTAACAGTTACTGGCGCTTTATCTGTAATAAATTCAAGTGGAACATCCGTCTATAGTACACCAAATTCTACAGCTCAGCCTAGTAATTATCTTGGCTGTTATGGTGACAATCCTACTCGTGCCATGTCTATGTATAATGGAGGTTCGCAAAGTTATGACTTACAACAATGTCAACAAATTGCACAACAAAATGGTTCAACTTATTTTGCATTACAAGATTCTACTTCAGGAACAAATGCTCAATGCGCGCTCAGTAGTGATTGGTCACAAACAAGCGAATATGGTCCCGCAGGAAATTGTACTCAAATAAGCGGTGGCTCATGGTCAGGTGGTGGTTGGTCTAATGCAGTATATAATGCAAGTTTACCTCAAAGTAACTATGTATTAACTTTATTAGATAGTGGTAATATGACGATTACTAGAGGAACTAGTCCAAGTGACAATCAAGGATTAATTTGGGAAACTAATACATCGGGACAGCAACAAGATGCCAACCCCGCGTATGCCGCTGCAAATGGTAAATATGGACAAAATTGGATTACAAGTGGTTCGACTATGGCTGCAGGTGATTTTGTCGGTTCTCCTAGTGGTTATATTGCTTTAATTATGCAAAGTGATGGTAATCTTGTTTTGTATACATTTACAAATCAACCAAATTGTCAGAAAATATCAAACAAACAATTTGGTGGTGGTGTTGAGGCAAATGCATTATACAACATAGGAAGCGTTGGCGTAAATGCGAATATGGGACAAGTTGCATATGTGAACCCTGACTCGCAACTATATCCTTACCCATCGTCAAATACAACATATGGTACTACTTATAGCACAGTGTTACAAAATTTCAATATAGATGGAAACAGCATTCAAGGTGCTTCGTTTAGTAACTCTACTGATGTGAGCGATTGTATGAAAGCTTGTAACAATAATGATACTTGCAATAGTTTTGTATATGACACTTCAACTCCGACACCTTCTTGTTTTCCAAAAAATATATCTAATACTTATTCTTCGTCTACGTTTACACCTAGTACTAATACAACAACATATATACGCGATAAAACTGTTTTGAAGGTTCCACCAGGTGTAAGTAGTAATGTAAATAATATAAATTCTGTTCAATATGGAAATTATCCAATTGGAACTGGAAGTATGCAATCAAGTTATGGGTTTTCAAATATTGATCAAAGTCAAAAACAACAATTAAAAAATTTGCAAGAAAAATTAAATAAACTCTCTTTACAGATCAATAATATTACAAATAATTTTTCAAGTATTAACAATAGTGTAAATAAACAAATGAAAA